GCCGTGGGCTACAGTGTAATGAATAGAGTAAGTTCGCCTCGCTACCCCGACACTGTATGCGGTGTTATTTACGACGCTCAATTTAACTCTTGGGACCCGATCAATCCTATTAGGCATCGTTGCCAATATTCTTGGTTTTGTGACGGGGTTGCTGACGATATTGATCCTACCGACCATGCTATGGTTGAAGCTAAAGCGTTGGCTAAAAAGATTTATTTTGGAAGGGTGGTGGATGTGAGCGAGGGTGCTACGCACTATCACAATACGACGGTTAACCCGTATTGGGCTTCACAACTTACAAAAGTATTGTCTGTAGGGTCGCACCTTTTCTATCGGTACTAAGTCCACTTTACTTTATTTGACCACCAAGCCGCAGACATTTTACCTTTTTTAATGTTTGCAGCATGGCGGGCTTTGAAGGAGTCAGACCGCTTTGTTTTATCTTTATCTCCAGTGACGCCCTGTTGCCCAAACCGAATCGTCTTAATTTCGCCGTCTTCTTTAGCAACTACTATATGACTTTTAGTTTTATGTTTGGGAGTTCGTTTAGGCTTGTTAAAACCATCAACACCTGCTCGAGCTAATCGAGGGTCTTTTTTAGCGGGCATTATAGCTCCTTATTTAGCGGTTTATGTCTTCAAATAGACGACCGATACCTTGCGACTTTACCACGCCACCTTCGGCAAACGAAGATAAACCCGACTTGCCTGCAAAGCTAAACATGGGGCTATAATCAGTCATATAACTAGCATACGATTCGGGTATAACTTCTTCTATGGGCGGTATGACAGGCGGTAAAAATGGATTGTTACTGTCGCCAGCCCCTTGTTGGTTAGACTGGGTAAGGGACCTTTTCATTTCCGTAGGGAGCATTAAAAATTGCGCCTCAGACATGTTCTCTGGACGCATAGCGTTTAATTGGGCGTCGTTTGCTGTATTACCTGTCTCATTGTTAATGAAAGCATTAGATAGTTGATTATCCATCTGAGGTTTACGAGCTAATTGCACTCTTTCTTTTTCAGACATCATAGGCCAATTAGGGTTTGACGCTTCTTGCCTCATGTATTCTTGTTTGGCAACGTCATTCATGCCGTACACACTCTGCTGTGCAAAGTCACCTAGCGGATCAAACTCACTATACGCCTTTAAAAAATCACTTACGGGATTGTCTTCACCCACTAAATTTGCGGCACCACTTAACAGGCTACCGCCCGTAAGGTTACCCATTAAACCCCTAAACATGGTGTCAGGTGCATTTGCAGGGTAATAACTAGTACCGCTACGACCTTGCGTGAACTGAGTCGGTGCAGTACGAGTATCTACGGAAGCGGGTGCTTCCATCATTGCTTTGTATGACGCTATACCTTGTTGGTTTTGTTGTTGCTGTTGTTGTTTCTTTTGTGCTGCTTGTTGCTCTGCTTGTTGTTTCTTTTGTGCTGCTTGTTGTGCTGCTTGTTGTGCTGCTTGTTGCTCTGCTGCTGCTATTTGCGCTTGCATATTCCTATTAGCCGTAGCTTGTGCTACTGCTGCTTGTTGTGCTGCTTGCGCTTGCTGTGCGGCCACGGCCTGTTCTCTCAACCTCTGAGCTTGCTCCGCTGCAAATCTTGCCCTTCCGTCACCATTACCTCGGTCATTAGCATCTCTTCCACCGCTAGGAGGAGAGTAACCGCCCCGCCCGTCATTACCACCCTGACTACCCGCACTCGGGTGGCCACTTCCTCTTCTATATGCCATTACGCCATTCCTCCTAAACTACCTATTCCAGACATTAAATCACGATCTTCAGGGAAGAGCGCGGCAAATCTTTGACGGTCCACGGGGCCCGATGCGGCCACTTGCGGTGCGGGCTGCAAAGGTTGTGGAGCCACGGGCCGCGGAGCCTGCTGCATCTGCTGTGAAGGCAATTGCATCCGCTCTACGGGTGGTAATCGTACAGGGACCGCGCTCTGCGGATCTGCGGTAGGCACTTCTTCTACGGAATCATCAGGTGCTGACCCCGAAACCACACCTTCTGTGCCTGTTCTTCTAATGGGGTTTAAAATGTAGTTTCTTAAGAACGCATCAATCACTTCCGCTGCTAAAGCCTCTTTTCCTCTTTGGGTCTTACCCGTTTGAAGTACTTTTTTAAGCAATACGTCGTTACTAAGAATAATAGCCACACGACTAGCTTGAAGAGACTGAGGTAGCTCTGCCATGTATTTTTGAGCTAGTCCTTGACCAAAAGCAGCACCACGTCCCGCAGCAATTAAATCACCCGATCCGCCACCACCAAACATTTGTCTAAGGTTAGTACCTGCGATTGATCCACCCATAGCAGCTATTATTTTAACGCCTTCCCCAATATCTTCAAAAAAGGCATCGGTCTGGCCTGCTTTAGCATTTGTGTTAAAAGCCTGTATTTTGCCCATTTCTTGCAAAAACTTTTTAGTATCTTTAAGCTGATCTTCCGTTATAAGATCATGTTTTAACATGAAATTTGCAACAGTTTGACCTTTGCCATTAGGGTGTTTTATAAAAAGTTTGTTGTAGGCCACATCGGGTCTAAAAGCTGCACCATTGGCTTGAACTTCAAAAATAGAGTCATAAATGGCAGTACGCAGACCTAGTTGTATGTCCGCTTTAGTGTACATATCAAATTGATTAGGGCTTAGTGGAGTAGTTACGGTAAAACCATCTTCTCCAATATTATCAATCATGTTTGTATATTTGGTTAGCGTGTCAAAAGGTGTATCTGAGTCCAATGCTTTTGTTATTGCAGTAGCAGGGTTTGCGGTCTTGTTTGGAAGAACTTCGTACAGACCTTTAACCCCTTTAAGCTGCGCTAACTCTGTTTTTGTTGCTACTCTTGTAGATTCCAACAATGTTTTGGCTTTTTTAACGTCGTCTAAATCACTTTTAAGTGCAGGAAATAAATCCAACAACCTTTTGTTGTTTTCGTTGTTTTTCCATGTAGACAGTTTGCCAACATTTAGCGTTCCATCGGGGTCTAACATGTCGGCCTTCATGGTCCTTAACAAAGTATCTTGTGAGGATCGCATCTGAAGGGCCCCGTCCATGGCGTCTTGTATGCGTTCTTTTAAATTTGGAACAGACGCAATAGCGTCTTCGTTTCGTCCATACCATGAACGCATTAAAGCCATGTCTAATACGCCCGTGGTAGGATCTATGTTCTTATTGAAGTCTTCTAATAAGGCCGCGCCTGTCTCTCGTGTAGCAGCGGAAAGTCCCGATATGTCACCTGTCGCTTCTTTAAGAGGCGCTTCAAGAAGGTTTGTAAGGGATTGAGTAACTTGGAACTGAGCTATCCCATCCAACATTTTTGCTCTAGAAAAAGCTTCTTTTCCTTGCATAAGGTTATTGGCTAAAACTTCGATAGGGATTTTTAATGCGCCATTTCCTTTAGTACCTAAAACGTCTCCCGCATAAGCCCTAGTAAACACATTGTTAAAGGCTCTGGAGTAATTTCTAGCGGTATCATAAGCCTTATTAAAAGCTCCAAACTGGGGGCTGTCTAGATCGGCTAAAATAGCATTAGCCATTTGAGACGCTATGCGGGATTCATCTGCATCATCGGCTGATGCAAACTTTTTAGATGAGTTTAACAATCGGCTTCTTATTCTCTGAAGCTCGCTTGCATTTACTGCACCTGCTACAAATTCTACTGGAGGAACGGCTTGAAAAGCTTTAGCTTGTATGTCTTGTGCCGAAATCAAATTTGCGTGTGCCTTTAACAAAGACGATAAATCTTTAGATTCTTGTGTTACCGTTAACTTTCCAGAAGGTCTTGAACTCATTGAATCTTGCCAATTAGGTTCGGGCTCTAAGGCGTCTTTGGCTCTCTCTTTAAGTCGTTGTACTATTTGAGAGGTGTTAAGCCCATCTTCGGCAAATTGATCAAGTAATTCGTCTAAAAAACCGTCGTTGTCCGTTCCAGATACTTTAGTTAAATATTTATTAACCTCCTTTTGCTCGGGTAGCGCGGGTAACACCGTAGGAGCAGTTTCCGCGGGAGGAGTAAGACCCAGTTCTTCTGAGGTGCGTATAACGTATTTATTTATAAATCTTAAATTGGCATTGCCTAAGATTTCGTCTTGTATCTCAATAGGGTAATCACCAACGAGTTCTTGCCATTTAGTTATAAAGTTTGGAACATTAGTAGTTGCACCTTGTTCATCTACAAACTCTGTTAGCTCTATGTTTTTTGGAATGCGCTTCCACAGAAGTTCTTCTTCTTTTCTGCCCGACCCATATTGTCTTTGTAGCAAAGTAAAGATGTCATTGGCGGCCTCTAAATCTATGTTTTCGCCTTCAGGCCTAACTTGCCGCATGGACTTTTGCATCCTAGAGACAGCACTTGCTAATTGAGAGTCTAAAGCCCCTTCAAACAAACCTGTTTGAATCAAAGCCGCATCACCTAATGCTTCTTGCGAACCGTCCGCATACATTGCCAACAACGCACGACGTAATGCGCTTACTGCATCAGTCATTGATTTCTTGGCTCCGCTAGCCGCTGCCTCGGGACCTGCATCCATAAACTGGTGTTGCAAAGCCAACAAAGTAACACTAGCTGATCGAGTGGCCGCATCTAACTCTATTTGATTACCATCTTCGTCAACAAGAAACCTATTAAAAGAAGAATCGTTTAATGATTTTAATATTTCGTCAGGGCTTTCTCTGTTTTTTTCTAGTTGATCTAAAATAAAATTACCGCTGGATATCATGTCCCCTTCGGTCAAATTATATTGAGCTTCTATAGTCGCAGCGGTGTCGCCTGACAGTCTTTGGTAAAGTCTTTTAAGAGGGCCATAAATTCCTTTCACAGCTATTGCAGGGATAGTGTTAACCGCAAGGTTTGTCGTTAACGACCCGCCTAACCCAAAACCCACTTCCATACCAAACTTCATCCAACCATTATCACGGAAAGAGTCTTCGGCTTTATACGAACCATAAGTGGTGCCGCCTAAACCACCTACTTCAACCATCGCAGTGGTTATAGGGTTTTGTCTTGCAGACGTACCGATCCTTTCCGTAAGTCCTTCTATGCCCCTAACAGCCCGTGCGGACAAAGGATTAGTATTGCCTGATGCCGCCATAGATTCTACTGCGCGGCGTCGGAAGGTTTCTTGTCCCCTATTGACCATAGGACCTATAAAGTCTTTAAGGTTATTAAGAACTACTCTTCCGCCCATGTTGGCTCCTGCAGCAGGTACCATCCAAGGTGTAATTATGTAAGGAAGCATATTAGCGGCGGTTCTACCTGCCTCGTATGCAGGGGCTCCCGGAATTATAAGTCCTTCTGGGCCCATAAAGGCTTCAGTAATTTCGTCACCTGCCGCTTTACCCGTTATTGCTCCCGTTACGCCAGCAAGAAGAGGAACACCTACCCGAATAGCAGCGCCCCAACCTATCGGTGGAACAGCAGATACCGCCAAGTTACCTGCTCTAACGCCTGCAAAAAATCCAGCAGCGGAAAGAGTGCCCCCTGTTATGTCTCGTTTAAATCCTTCGATACCAGAGGGGTTTGCGTCAATAGGATTACCTTTGTCGTCTTTTGCAAATACTTGTATTATTTGTACGTCGCTCATCGCTCCGTCGATGCCTAATTCTTTTATAATAGGAGCGGTGCCGTCACGCAATGTTCCGTAGGTCATCTTGTCTTTGTAAAAAGGATCGTAAACTAAAGTTTGTACTAATTGACTTGCAAACCCTTGCTCGGGACTATTAACACCAGAACCATATTCGTTAGAAGCCTCGTCTAGTGTATTCCACATACCCATAAACTCTTCGGGAGTAAACCTTAATGCAAAAGGTGTATTAGAGGCTATTCCGGGAGGGTATGCTGTTTGCGCAGCAGTCGCCGTAGCTAAAGGATTTGCAGCCACAGGGGTTGCCGCCACAGGAGGTGCCGCTACAGGAGGTGCCGCTACAGGGGTTGCCGCCACAGGGGTTGCCGCCGCTGCTGGAGTTACAGTATTTGCAGCAATGCCTGCTGCGCTTGGCGGGTAAGTTTGTGCCATCGTTGTATTCTCCTTATAAACCTTATTTTTTTGCACCGGGCAATTTAGACGCCATCATACTAGAAACTGAGTTTATATTGGCCATTGATGCCTCGGGACTAGACATTCCTGTCCACATTTGAGGTCCTAGAAGTTGTTTTATTCTTGAAATCTCTTGTAGCTTAACGGCTCTTGTTGCCATAACGGCGTCATCAGTAGTGGATAAAGGTATTGTTTGTAGCCTTGCTTCTTCTTCTTTTAAAGCCTCGACTAACATTACAAGTTTGTTGGCTTCGGATTCTGGGTTTGAAAAGAAAGTTTCTTCGCTAGGGAATAACTTGCCTGTCGCTTCCAAATCCGCAACCGCAAATCGTGGAGAGGCTGCTAATGCCGAACGTCCCATTATACGAATCAATTTAACGTACTGGCGACCTTCTTCCACATCTTTAAACATTTCAGAGAAAGCTTTTGGATTAATAAAGCCACCTACGACACCGTTGACTGCGGCCTGAAAAGCCGATATCGGTCCAGTACCCGCTCGGACTTTACCTAAAACATTTTTTGCAAAGTCTTTTTCTTCAACACTACCTTGTAAACTTGCAACAAATAAAGCATCGTTTTGGTTTGACCAATCCCTAGCTTGAGATCGAAGCAATTCTTTACTATATAGATCCGCGGTTTGAGTATCATTAATCTTCATAGCGTTAGCTGGAAGCTTTTTAGGAAGACCATCTGTTCCAGTGTACGTGGCACCGCCATCGTAAGACATAGCGATAGTTTGCGTACCTTTTTCCTTGTCTGGGATCATAAATGCCAAGGCAGTATTGCTTTCAGTTCCAATCTTCTGCATACGTGCGGAGCCGGGATCTGCAGCATTAAGCGCATTAACTTTTTCCATGGCTTTTTGGCCTGCAGTGGTATTCAAATCGATAACCGTTGGCGTCATTACACCCTCGGCATCAGGCATTGAAACCCTAAACAAGTCTTTAGACTGCAATATGGCTGTGTTAAATACCTCCACGCCCTTTTGGTTTATATCAGGGTCGTTTTTATCGTAGCGCATCAACACGATTTTCTCACCATTGTTGACCTGTTTAAACTCGTACTCAGGAGCAATCCCCCACAATCTGTTTCTACTGGCAACAGGAAGACTGGTAAATTGCGCTTGAGACATTCCAAACTTGTCAAAGTAATCTAGGTCTGAAAGACCTATACCCTGTAAAGATTCTCTCGTTGTTTTTGGCAACGCTTTAAATTCGGACTCAAGCATTCCATACTTGGCAAAGTACTCATCGTTACCAACGGGAGCCTTATATTCAGTATATCCTGCAGCCCCAAGTTGATTCACAACTATTTCAATTTCATCTGGCGTAAAGTTAGGCGAAGTACCTGCTTTGTATTTGTGTCCCATAACTTCTACGTCTGCTGTTAAAGTAACTTGAGTTCTATCTTTGTTACGTTGAACAACCTTATCTGTTATAGCGCCACCTAGTCCGCCTCCAGACACTTGTTTAGTTAAGTTCTCAAATCGAGTTGTTCCCGGCGTAGCTACTACTACCTCACCAGAAGGTAAAAGTATATTCATTGGGGCTTTATCAGTGCCTAATTCAGATATAGCACCTAAACCACCGTCTTTCACAGGCAAAATTGCATTTCTGTGGGTATCACTTCCTACCAACATTTCTCGTAGTGAGCCATCTGGTAATTTCATCGTCTTAAACACGAGCGACTTGTTAGTGGGATCGGCTACTGCTGTGAATGCAACTTTACCGTATTTATCTTTATAGGCTTGTATTTCAGAAGGCAATAGCAATTGATCATTTTCCTTAACCGTTTTGCCGTCTTCATTTTTGTAAGTTACATTGTAGGTTTTAGCGAGTAGTTTGTCGTCGCCTTCGGCTAGTACGTTTACGCTTTGGTACCCTGCCGAGTTAACCATGTTCATTTGACCAACTGTTAACGGCTGTCTTACGCGCATAATCGTACCGTCTTGCCTTACAATTTCTAAAGCTTGAGCTTTACCCCCATCTATCAACTTGGAGTTTGCCAAAGCAAGCGCGGCGGCGATGTCGGCGGCTTGAGCATTCTGTGCAATTTGAGAAGCGGACTGTGACGCTAGTTCAGCATCAAAACGACCTTGAGACGCCGTTAGCGCCGAAAGATCCATGGCTCTGTCTTCCGCGTCTTGAGCTTGTTTGAACTTCCCTAATTCGCCTGCACGAACGCCAATGTTACCTAATACAGGAGAGAAAGACTGAGCTAAACGCTCCGCGGGGCTCATTTGACGATCGCCGGGAGAAGCAAACGCTAATGCACCCTGCGCCACATCAAATAGCATTTGAGCTTGAGTTAAGTTTTTTTGTTCTTCAAACGCATCTTCATTGTCGCCAGCACCAAGCAAAGTGCTTTGAAGTGTTTTCTGATCTTCAAACAATTGTTTTTGACGCGCTAACGCAGGAGACATTCCAACGGCATTGTCTAAAGTTGGGAGAGCAGCGTTTGCATTTTGAGGTACGGTACTGTTATCCAACTGGTAATTAAAAGCACCACCCCCCAATTCCATATATCTGACGGGGCCGCCATTATCCATGTACTGGACAGCACCGCCTTGGCTAAAATTTACAGGGGCGGGGCCCTCCGCAGGTCCCATATTAACGGTTGACATGATGCCTTCGGCCATTGGGCCCTCAATAGGGGCCATCATCTCATCTTGAGCTAAACCGCCAATACCCTGATCAACCGCTGCCATTTGCATGACAGGCTGTATCAAGGTTAAAACTGATTCTGGAGTCGCCGTAGCGTCTTCTGGTCCGACCATTCCAGCAAGCTCTTGGTACCGAGCATCAATGGGCAATTGATCGCCACGAATTGCATTGATTGCGCTTTCGTAGTCTTGGGCGTTATCTAAGTTATCCATACCTTGTTGGTAATCGCCAAGGCCTTGTTCCAACATGGCGGGGTCTAAACCCTGATCCATTGCACCTTGCGCGGCTTGCTCCATACTCATCTCTTCGGGAGGCATTCCACCCATCATTGCAGGATCAGGCGGCATTCCACCCATCATTGCAGGATCAGGCGCGGGAGCGGCTTGTGGCATTAGTTGCATAGACGCGATGCCGCCTTCTTGCATAGGGCGGACAAAACCACCTTGAGCAAACATCTGACGATTCATTACTTCTCTGTTCATTAAAATAACCCCGATTTGCCGACACCAGCGGCTGCTGATAGTCCTGCTACGCCCAAACCAAGTATTTGTTGGGCAGGTGAAGTGCTTGGAGAAGTAGAAGACGTAATAGACTGCTGACTAGTCGGCGCACCTTTATATATGTCGGACAAAAATCCAACACGTTGATATGGTTCGTAAAGCCTTTCCATCTGCGTTTGACGGCCTGCTTCAAGTTCTGCTTGCTGCTGTGCTTGTTGTTGCTTACCAAGATCAAACGTAAACCCTGATTCTTTCTGCTGTAGACCTTGACCCAATTCACCGAGGGCCGCTTGACGCATTCCAAGATCCGCTTGACCTGACCCTTGGGCCAGATTAAGTTGGCCGTATGAAGTTCCGAGACCGCCGATACCTTCACCTATTCTACTCTGTAATTCGTTTCCTTGCACCCCAAAGGCACCCGCTTGTTGAGCGCCTTGCATTCCGATTTGAGCTTGGGATTGACCTAATCCACCTGCCTGTCCTGCAAGTTGTGCCGCTAACTGCTCTGTTGAGATGCCCATTTGAGCAGCTTGTTGAGCAATAGAAGCCTGTTGCGTTGCACCAGAAAGGCCTAACTGACCCATCTGCGAGGTTAACTGACCGCTTAATTGTGCAGCGGACATACCCGTAGAGGCTTGAAGTTGTTGTAAATTCATTCCTGTCTGAGCAAGTGCTTGTGCGTTAGCCGCGGCCATCTGTTCGCCAGATAACCCTAACTGTCCTGCGGTTTGAGCCGCAGATAGACTTAATTGTCCACCTTGCTGCGCGGTTTGCGCCGCTAACTGCTCTGCAGATAACCCTAACTGTCCTGCCGCTTGTGCTGCCGCAATACCAGATTGAGCACCTTGAGCGCCGAGAGCACCAGTAAGTTGTGCCGCTTGTAAGCTGCGGCCTTGTTGTGATTCAAAAGCTTGTTGCGCACGTTGTGATGCGCTGTCAAAACCTTGCTGACGCATTCCAGCCGCAGTGCGGCCTTGTTGCTCAAGAATGTTTCGGCTTAGTTCTGAATCTACTATGCCTTGGCGAGATCCGCCAAAAGCACCTGCGCCTACGGCTTGAGCATCAGCAGAAAGCTGTTGAATATCGCCAGCACGTTGAATATCTGCCATAGCTTGTTGCACGGCAGCGTCTTCGTATTGATTCATGTAAGAACTAGCACTAGTGGGATCATAAGCACCCGTTGCGCCTGCTAATCCTGCAATACCTTGTTGAGCGGTTTGTGTGCCAAAAGCACCTGCTTGTTGTAAAGCTTGAGCCGCCGTTCCTGTAATACCTCGAGCACCAGCAATAGCTGTTCCAGTGCCTAGCTGAGATTGACGAGCCGCCTCTAATGCCGCAATGCCTGCGGAGGAAGTACCCGCTCGTGCTGCATCAGTAACACCCGATAAACTTTGTCCAAGCGTTGTACCTACACCTTGGTTAGACGCTGCCGTTAATGCTTGTCCCGCCTGACCCAAAGAACGCTGATTACCTAGTTGAGCATTGTTTAAAACAGTGGGTATCTGACTCGAGGCAGAACCTAACGCCGTTTGTCCAGCTAAAGCCGCGGCCCGTGCGTTCTCAGCCGCGGTCCCCAGTGCGCCTGTGGCTGTTTGAGTCGCACCTGCACCGTAATCAATAGCGTTTTGGATACCTAATTGAGCAGCGGATATTTGTTGCTGATTGTTGCCCGCGGCACCACGCATAAGACCCGCGGCTTCTGTTTGATAAGGACTTGCGGCTCCCATTGTAGAGCCAATCGTGCTTTGCGCATCACCTAATGTGTATCCAGCTTGCTCTAAATAAGGCTGGTAACCGCCGATACCCGCTTGCGCGATTTCAGTAGCGTTTATTTGAAGCGCCGACATCTCCGCAACTACTTGTGCGGGAATAGCGACGCCTGTATCAGCCAGTGCTTTAGCCGATTGAAGGAGGGCTAGCTTGTAGGCCTCAATCTCGGGAGCTTCTCTGACAATTTGTTCTTGAGTTTCAGCCATTACGCTGTATTCCTCCCACGGCTTTCGAGATTACGCATGACTGAATACATATTCTGGATACCGCTGTTAAGGTTTCCGTTACCCAAGCCGCGGACTGCGTCAGTGGTCATTACAAATTCGCCGGGCATTAACATCGCCCTAACACTATCCTGTCCCGCAACACCTTCGGTAGGCGCAATGCCTCCATTACGGCGTGGGAAGATAGGACCGCCTTCGGCTGCTGCTTGCACATAAGGGCGTGCAAAAGGACCGCTCGGCACACTGCCTCTCAAGTAATCGTTAGGAGACATAGCGGGCATCGCGGCATAGCTAGTTGGAGCGGTGTACATAGAAGAAGCCGTAGACACTATGTCTTCGTATTCTCCTGTTTCAGGGTTTAGTCTAATATTGCCTAACTCTGAAATTAAATACTTACTTGGATCGGCTTCGATCAAGTCAGATCCTGTAATCACAGTGCCGTCTGGGTTGCGACCTGCTAAGTTTACGGGCTCTTGCTCTGGAACTTCAAATGCGCCTGCGCCAGCCGCTAGTGCGGTGCCTGCTAATACGCTAGGTCCGTATCGAGCTAACATGCCGGGTTGCGCCGAATCATAAGCGTTTTGTAATCCCTGTTGTGTTACGGCAAATCCGTCTGTTGCAGCTTCAAGTTTATACGCTTGTTTAGCTTTTTCTCCCGCTGTTATTAGATCTGCTTTGGTTTCACCACCACGGAAAGCAAGATCTCCCGCTCTAGTGACTTGCTCGTCAAAGGGTAAGTCAAGGAAGGAGGTTTCTGGGCCAAGTGCTACAGAAGAATCTGCGGTTTGTAACCCTCGTCCGTAGCGCCCCATAGAATTAACTGTTTCGCCTAATTTATCAACTGATTCGTTCATGCCTGCCGTCGGCGTCACATTGCTGTTTAATTGTTGAGTTGCCTCTTGAGGCTTAAATTTAAACTCTGATGCGTCAACCTTAACATTTGCTGTAGGGTCAGATTTGCCAAGAAAATCACTAAAACTGGATTTAGTATTTTCAAAAGCTTGACTAAAACGTGCGGAAGGATCAGCGAAGGCATCAGCAACGCCTTTCATTCCACCCGTAGCACCTGCGTAAGCCGCGCCCGTAGCACCTGCGATAAGACTCGACTTCAAGGCATCGCCTATATCACCACCATTAATTAACGTGGATATGCCCGAACCCATCGCTGCGCCGTAGACAGGACCGAGGCCCGTGGCTGCCAAAGCAATAGGAAGTATAATAGGAGCGAGTTTCTTAACGACTTTAACAACGCTTTTAAAAGCACTTTTTACGCCGCCAACAATGCTCTTGAATATCTTACCTAAGAAGAACTCAGGTAAACCTGTAGTGGGGTTAATAGAGTTACTGTCGCCACCAACTACATAACGCTCAGGATCTTCTAAACCTGCTTCAATCAGCATCTCAAAGATACGGTTCTTTGTATCTTCGTTTTCAAGGAATTGGAAAGGTATAACTAACTCACCCTTGGCAACGTGTGCAAGAAATTTGTCTTCGTTTCGTCCATAAGTTGCCATTTTCTTAGCAATCTCTGGGAACTGCGCGATTCCAGTGTCCCCGAAGTCTTCATCTTCGTCTTCGTCTTTGCCGTATATGGCTTCTGCTTCGTCATCGTCCATGACAAAGTCACCAATACCGCCTTCAGGAACTTCAACTTCTTCTATTTCATCAATTTCTTGAATCTTTTTTGCTGTTGCTGCCATTATCCTACTCCACCAATAATGCTGTCAGGTATATTGACCTGTTTTATTGTACTTCGCTTAGACGACATAGTCAAAATAGTCATGCCAATCATGATGTGGTTACCGTAACTTGGCCCACGAAACCTGTTCCCGATGATCCCCGTAAATACGGTTTGTTTGTAACAGTGATTCTCAACTCGTCACCATGTTGAAACACACTACCTACGGGCAGGCTAACGTTATCCGTTTGTAGGTTTGGCAAGTTTAGCGCAGAAGCTTGCCAAGGTCCGGGATTGCTAACCTGTTCCAAAAACACCGAGAAAGATCGGATGATTTCAGCTTGGTATACTTGATCATATCCCGAAGGCGGAATAGGAAAGAACGGTAATACTAATCCTCTACTCATCGGCGGCCATCCGGTCTAATGTCTACACGCGGTGTTCCTAACCGCCATTCCACCCCTGTAGTGGCGGAATTAATTTTAAGGGAGAAAGATCGACCTCTTAGCCTAACGTATACTTGATCTGTGAATTGTTCTACTGGCGTAGTGGCGGATCTTGTGACTGCGTTAACATTTGTGCCTGTGTAATCTGCGCCGGGAAATTGCCTACTTTCTAACGTCATAGACACCGTAGGGGAAGAGGCTGTAGAACCCGCAAAAGTAATGTCAGGTATAAGCCTAGTTAAAAATACAAAGCTGTCTCCAGCACCTAATGACATCTGACTACTTTCAATGAAAGAGGGGATTGCCGTAGGAGGGTTTTGACTACCATCATCACTTCCAAACTCATGGTAATACAAATGGCCGTCTAACGCGGCCGCAACAGGAAAAGGAGAAATGCCTCTATCTACCCATGCCGAACGAGTTAGTGCGCCGTAATACCAAGCTTTTTCTTGGTAGTTATAGATGACATATCGATCCACATTAGCCGACGATGCAGAGGGGTAAAACCACCATATTTCAGAATAGCTAGAGTTTACTCCGCAAGTGACTTTTTCTATCTGTCCATTGTTAAAATCATCAAATATATAAGATCGTACAGAGCATGGTAGTTTTTGAACTTGACCTGAATAAACGTAAAACGCATCTTCGCCCATCCAATACACCATGTCGTCTACCGCAATAGCAGATAGAGGGCTGGCAATAGTAAGGTTTTCAGATATTAAACTAATACCAAAAGTAAATGGGGGTCCTAAATACTGCATGGCATGAAGAGAGCGGTCAGTAAACACCAGTATTTGTTGACGAGTCTCAACTGCCGTAATAATCTGAGAACCTGTACCAATACGCAAATCACCTGCGGTATTGGTAGCTTGTGCCGCCCAAACCAAGGGGTTGGCTTGGTCTGAGAACCTAATCAAAAGAGGATCTTGTACGCCAATGTTGTCTTGCGGATCGCAACCAAACACTAAAACGTGTCGGTCTCTATCTGAAACCATAACTTGCTTGGCTACGGTAGGCGCGGTTGAGTCTATTCCCGGTACGTCCGAAAGTGCCACTGCTCTACCATACGTCGGAGTCTGTGTAGCTATTGATTCATCCCAATAAAATATACCGCCATCACGAACGTTAAGGATTAAATCTTCACCAAAGTTGTCATGGGTCCAAATTCTAAGTGTGTCGCCAAAAGCTAAAAGGCTTGATCCAAATCCCCAACCAAGACGACCCCATGTTCCTGCGCCCCAACCTGTTCCAGACACCGTAGTATCTAGTCCCGTGTTAACTTGATAAAGACCCTTACACGCAGATCCGCCGTTTCCAGTGTCCGCAGAAGTAGCCACGACAGGAGTAGGAGTGTATGCGCCGTTTACCGTAATGTTAGGAACAATGGCTACTTCTCGAGCCACTATTTGGTAAGAGGCGTCAGTTAAAATAGCCGTAATTTGATATTCTTGGTTTAAAACCGCCGCTGTAATCTTTGCGGTAGACCCACCTAACGCAACAGCATTTTCAAATGATACGAAATCATTAACAATTGCGCCGTGACCCACGTCAGTCACCGTAAGAGTAGATGATCCGCTAGTCGCGGAAAACGTAATTGCGCCCGCGGCAGTTGTTTCACGGATCGGGGTTATGTCGTTATAACCACCACCTTCCTCGATGTAATACTTTAAGTGTGTGCCGTTACCCATGTAACGATCACCTGCTAAAGCTACAAAAGGATGCAGTGCTCGAGAAGTGCCTAAGAAGCTACTGCCCGAAATCTTTTGCCACCCGCCTATTTTTTCTGGAGTGCCTGCTTGAAAACGTACTTTGTCACAGTCGTACCATCCGCCTTCATTTGAATACGAAGTGGTCTCTCGGTTAACTCCCGGACGAAACTGTAATTTAGTAAGTGGCATAGTGTCGTTTCTCTTTATCTTTTACGGTTATTCCTTAAAGTAAACTAATACTCCAACGGCGGCACCCATAATTAAAATTAGTATACCAAAAACTTTCACGGCTAAGGATAGATTTTCTTCTAATGCTTTTTGTTTAGCCCTACGCTTTTTAGATTCAACCTTTTGTTTCTTGTAAAACTCTTCTCTAAATTGCTGATACTTATAATAGCCTAAAAGTCCTTGCTTGTTTAACATCCACGCCAATTCTTCTTCTTGTCGTACTAAAGCTTGTTTTGCTTGATAAGCAGCTAAGACATCACCTGTACCTAGCTTTGCTTTCTGCTCAATAGCTTGGCTTGCCCCAAAGTATTTAGTTAACGCAGAGCCCGCGTCTGCGATTTCTTTGCCGTTAGATAAGGTGGTTTTAATAACCTTAAAGGCAGCGTTAGCTATCATTAATTCAGCTAACATTTTGCCACCCAATGCAGCGTGGACATAGGGCCGTGCTGCTTGTAAGCTACAATCCCCGTTATACGCTGTACACTATATCGCTCTGTTACATCAGTTGTTTGAGGTTCATTAATTAGAACCTGTCCAACAGGTGCGGTAGCAGGTGCAACATATACGGGATATACCTCGCTGATCGTAGACCACATTGCTAAATTAAGCAGCCGCTGCTGTGATTGCTTTCATATCTTCTGTAGTCCAGTAATCTTTAGCAAGCATGAGAACCAAATGTTCTTTGTTACGTGCTAAGGTATCTGTCCAATCATCGTCAGACATATCGGCTGGCTTACCTGCCTTGATTAGGGCTACTGAGTCACCACACGCTACGTAGTGTGCTGCGATTTCTACTGCTGTTAATTCTTCCATTGTTCTATCCTTCTAGTGTTGTGATACGTGCAGCGAGTGCTGCGTTTTGGGTTGATAATTCTTGGATTGCTTTAGTTAAAATGGGGATTAAGGCTCCATCTGCTACCTCTTGAGAACCATCTTCTCTGCTATTCCACATCTGGAATCCATCTTTTATTTCAGAATGTGAATCCATAACAGTCTTAACTTCTTGTGCTATAAATCCATGATTAGTTTGTGTGTTTTTAAATACTTCTGTTGAGTCTGCTTTATAAGCTCTAAAAGTTTCTGGTAGTTCACCTAAAGTTTTATAGTTCCAAGTCACTGGACGTAGTGCGTTAACAAATGATAATCCCGCAGTTGATGAAGTTATGTCTTTCTTATATCGTTCATCAGATACAGTGGCCCAGTTAGTGCTACCATGAGAAGTTCTTATGTCAGATGTTCCGTAGCCTATCGTAGTGGTGCTGGCTGAACCAGCCACATCATATCCAAAGGCATTAGACTCTGAACCAGTAGCCTGACCATGTACATTTGCCCCTATAAATGTATTTCTTCCACCCGTAGTAAGTGCTTCACCAGAGACTCCTGCTCTATATCCTATAATAGTGTTTGAAGCACCCGTAGTTATGGAAGATCCAGCATTCTTACCAAGCACTGAATTATAACTAGCAGTAGTAGCAGCCTGTAAAGCATTCTGACCAAAAGCCGCATTCTGTTGGCCTGTGGTGTTAGTATATAAAGCGGCATAGCCTACAGCAGTATTATGTGGCCCTGTGGTGTTATTATATAAAGCAACATAACCTACAGCAGTATTCTCTCCACCTGTAGTATTAGCATTTAATGATGCTAAACCTATCGCAACATTACTAGAACCAGTAGTGTTAGTAGTCATAGCAGCCTTACCAACTGCGGTATTATTAGAACCTGTGGTGTTAGCGTCTAACGCTTGATACCCAACAGCAACATTAGCTCCACCTGTTGTGTTAACTTGCATAGCAGAGGAGCCAACTGCGGTATTAGTAGCACCTGTAGTGTTAGATATTAAAGCAATTCTACCTACTGCTACGTTGTTTGCGCCCGTGGTATTTTGCTCCATAGCACCTGTACCCACAGCAGTATTATCAGATGCGGTGGTGTTAGCATACAAAGCAGTTCTACCAATGGCAACATTGTACTGGCCTGTAGTGTTGGTATACAAAGCAGTTCTACCATGAGCGGTATTGTAACTACCTGTGGTGTTAGCTCTTAACGATTGAAAACCAACGGCAGTATTGTCTAAGCCTGTGGTGTTAGCCTCTAAAGACCCTGTTCCAACAGCTACGTCACTTGCACCAGTAGTGTTAAGTGCAAGTGAGTTATAGCCTACGGCTGTGTTATCTGCACCTGTGGTGTTAGTTGTTAAAGAGTTTCTTCCTACAGCCGTATTTGCACCTGCTGTAGTGTTAGCATTTAAAGCACCTTGACCAACTGCGGTATTTAAAGCACCCGTAGTATTGCTTGCAAGAGAGGCATCACCGACAGCAGTGTTGAACTGACCTGTTGTGGACAACTGTAGTGCAAATGTTCCTACTGCTGTGTTGTATGCCGCAGTAGTGTTAGTACCTAACGCACTTTTACCTACAGCCGTATTACGAGTACCTGTAGTGTTAGCGTCTAAACATTGAAAGCCAACAGCAGTGTTACTAGCACCTGTAGTGTTAGCTAGCAAAGAATAATAACCAACCGCAGTGTTTTCAGAAGCTGTAGTATTATTTAACAAAGAGGCGTGACCTACAGCAGTGTTACTAGCACCTGTGGTGTTATCTCTTAAACTGTTGTCACCTAAAGAACTATTAGCAGAGGCTGTAGTGTTAGCAGTTAAAGAATTATTACCAAAGGCTACGTTGTTATCACCTGTAGTAATAGCAGTGCCAGCATTAGTACCAACTAACGTATTCTCATTGCCACCAGACGTAATACTGTCGCCAGCAGTAGAACCAGCTACAAAGTTGTTATTACCTAGCGTGTTAGTAACGATACCTTCTGTTGTGACTGCCGCACCCGTTATAATAGTAGGCATTGTTTTATCCCTCTAGTGCTGTGATTCGGGCAGCGAGCGAGGCGATTAACGTCTGACTTGCTACATCTTTTGCTGATAATTCTTGTATTGCTTTGACTAACGGCATAACAAACATCTCGTATGAAATACCCTGCATGTTATCTTCACCATCTTCCATCTGATGATGCCCTGCAAAGTCTGTGATGTTATGTGCATTTAAAGTTGCTTTAACTTCTTGAGCCACAAATCCATACATCTTTTTAGAGTGTCTAGGCGTGGTGTTTTCTGAGTCATACTCAGTCATTGAGGTGTCTAGTTCTGAAGGAGCTTTAAATTTATACGTTACTGTACGTAGGTCATTAATAAAGTCTAATCCACAATCTGTGTTTGTAGAAATATCTTTCTTAACCCTTTCATCTGAAACTCTCGTCCAAGAAGCGTTAGCTTGAAAGTTGTTATAGACACGACTACTTCCAGTATTCAGACCAAAAGTAAAATATCCAGAACCAGCACCCCTCACAAAACGACCAATAACAATCTCATTACTTGCTGATGCACTTGACACATGAGAATACGCACCAACACAAACATTTGAATTACCCGTAGTCGTTGGCAAGCTATAGCCACCAGCATAAAAACCTAGATAAGTGTTTTCTCCACCAGTCGTTACGTCCCTACCTGCTGCTGTTCCAACAGTAGTATTGTCACTACCTGTAGTATTTGTCACTAAAGCAGAACTACCTACAGCAACATTATTGCCACCAGAAGCGGTAGCATAGCCAGCCTGTGTACCGATTAAAGTATTATCTGGACCTGCTGCCAAGTCATGCCCAGCAGTAAAACCAACTGAAACATTGTTAGCAGCCGTTGTTGATGACAATGAAGCATGATAGCCTATTGCTACGTTTGACTGTCCCGTGGTGTTAGCACCTAATGCACCAGCACCAAGAGCAGTATTTTGTGCACCTGTAGTGTTAGCGTCTAAAGCTTCAACACCAACAGCAGTATTATTTGCTCCTGTAGTGTTAACCTGTAAAGCACTTTTACCTACAGCAGTATTACTAGCACCTGTAGTGTTAGACGTTAATGCCACACGACCAATAGCAGTGTTGTAACTTGCTGTTGTATTTAACTGCAAAGCACCTTGACCTAAAGCAGTATTGTTATTGCCTGTAGTGTTAGTTTTTAACGCTTCTTTACCTACCCCAGTATTTTCTGCGCCTGTCGTATTTGCAAGTAAAGACTCATAACCCACTGCTGTATTATCATTGGCTGTAGTGTTAGCCGCTAAAGAAGACTTACCAACTGCTGTATTACGAGTACCTGTAGTATTAGCCTCTAAAGAAGCAAAACCAACGGCAGTATTGTTACTTGCTGTGGTATTAGCATACAAAGCATCCCTACCAATAGCAGTGTTAAAACCACCTGTAGTATTAAGAACCATTGCAGTTCTGCCAAATGCAGCATTACTTGCTCCTGTAGTGTTAGCCCCCAAAGAATCTAAACCAACAGAAGTGTTAAAACCACCTGTAGTATTTGCGTCTAAAGAACCTTTACCTAGCGCAGTGTTATCGTCACCTGTAGTAATTGCTGTACCTGCTTCATCACCTACTACAGTGTTATTATTACCACCAGATACAATAGAGTTACCTGCGTTAACACCTGCCACAAAGTTACTTGTTCCTAGAGTGGTCGAGGAAATACCTTTTGCAATAATCGGGTTATTGATAGTAATGCTACCTGACCCGTTTGCCGTTTCAAGCGTATCTACTTTTATTTTAGAAGCCATGAGACTATTCTCCTATTCTGGGCTTGATGCAGCTACATGAGCAGCAAGAGCGGCTATCACAGCATCTGTGTGAACTACTGAACAGATAGCCTGTACTTCTGCACTCTCTGTTGAGTAATCGTCACCTGCGTTAACTGTGTGTCTGTGGAAGCTAGATGATAACTCCACACTATCTTCCATAACTGCCGTCTTTGTGCGAACTTGAACATGCTTAAAAGGGCCACAAACTTCTATGCGGTCTTGGGTTATTACTTTTGTTAATGCCATTTGTATTCTCCACTAGCGATCCACGCTAGATAATTATTAATTAAGCGTCAGTAAAATATGTTGCGTTAAAGTAAATTAAGTCATTAACAGTAATATTAGCAACATGTTTAAAGGGCTGCCATCCTCCATTACTACATGACTGATAGAATTTTATAGTGGTGGCTGACATATACGAAGCCGCATTAAATGCTCCACTATTGCTAGTAACGAGATTGCACATGACATTACCGACTGCTTGACCTGAGTTTGATATGACGGCAAAAGGCAGTCCGTTTAATTGAACTGTGTTGCCGCTAGACCCAATTCCAGTAAATTGAACGTATGCGGTTAAGTGAACTAATCTACCTATTTTTGTGTAGCGTGAATCCAGCACAGCTAATGTGCCACCGCCTGTATCGGCTGGCGTCCAATTCCCTTCTTCATAATCATCCAGCGTATTGGCTGCACCTGTGCCGCCTAAAGCAATGCCACCAGTTACAGCAACACCTGTTGCTGTTGTTTCAATTTTCTTAGAACCATTATAATAAAGCTGTGTTGATCCATTCCATGTAAACCTTGCTATATCTTCATCGTTATCGCCAATTATTTTTACGTTTGTTCCGTTTGATTTAATTATTAAATCGCCAGAGCCTGCATCTTGAAGATAAGTATTGCTGCCATCGTGCCTGATTGAGAAATCACCACTTGTTCCCCACTTCGCTTGCACTCCGTCGTTATGTGTAACATTACCTGTAAACGTAGCACCAGTAGTGGTTATAAGATTACCGCCGCCCGTAGGTAGGTTAACTGTCTCGTTATTGGAGGTAGTGGAATCTAATGTTACACCACCGCCTGCGGTATTTTTAATTGTAATTGGCATGATATTTCCTTAAAGAATGACCCACGTTGAACCGTTTGTTACTGTAACAGTATAACTCGCGTTTACAGTAACAGGGCCTACGGTAGACCCGTTTTCGTTACCTGCGAATGTAATGTTTTCGGCTATCACCTTTGCATTAGTGCGTATAACAGAATTTGTTCCAAGTGAAGGACCTCCTCCGTTAGCATCGACGTAAGCTTTAATGGATTGTTGAGTGGCTAACGCCGTGGCGCTGTTGCCTGACATGTTGTCTTGATCAAGAATGTCCGTAATGCTAACCGAACCTGTGCCCGACAAAGAATTAAACTCAACTGCTCCCGCCACGTCTAACGTGCCTGCAATAATTAAACTATCTGCACTCTCGTCCCAAAGAAGAGACTTGCCCGAGGTAGCACCAAAGAACTTAACGTCATAACCCGTGTCGTTAACACCTACTGTAACAGTAGAGTCAATTTGAACAGCACCATCGATGTCTACTGCTCCACTAATGTCTAAAGTCGCTGCGTCCAACTCCCCCGTTATAGTAAGATTACGAACGCCTGTGTAGTCTTTATTCGCATCTAGTATGACAGCCTTAGAGGCTACAGCCGTACCAATAGCTGTGGAGCCAATGTCTAAAGCATTGATTTCAGCTACTACTACCGTTGCACCGTCAAGAATGTTTAACTCTGCCGCAGTACTTGTAACCCCATCAAGGATGTTTAACTCTGCAGTAGTAGCGGTAACCCCGTCAAGAATGTTTAACTCGGTGGCCGTTGAAGTTACTGCCACGTTTTCATTAATTTTAGGAGAGGTTAAAGTTTTGTTTGTTAGTGTGTCAGTAGATACGCGTGACAATAAAGTTGAGTTAGCGCCCGCTGGCAACATGAGCGTATTGGTCACAGAAGCGGAGTGAGGTTGGCCAAATACTTTTTGACCGTGACTGTTACTCTCGCAGTTGAATACAATCGCACCTGAATTATTATTACCTCGTACAACTACAGTACCTGTGCCGTTAGGCGCTAGATCAATAGTAGCATTAGACGTTGTAACAATGTCTTTGCCGTTCATGTCTAGGTTTCCACCTAATTGTGGAGAGGTATCGTCTACCACAGCAGATAAATCGCCGCTTGAGCCTGTGCCTGCAATAACAGTTGCTCGAGTCATCTTTTTAAGATTACCGCCCGAAGCATCTATAGCTATAAAAAGGTCGTCCGCTGCAGCGGTGCTAATCTCTACTAAAGACGCTACCGCCGTGGGGTTAAAATTTGTGCCATCAGCAACAAGAAGCATTCCTGCCGTGTTGGTTCCCATAACCAGATCATCGCCAGTTATAGTAAGGTCACCACCTACTATTAAGTTACCTGATACATCGGCTGCACCATTAACATCTAACGTACCCGTAACAACTAGGGTATCAGCACTCTCGTCCCAAAGAAGAGACTTGCCAGAAGTAGCGCCAAAGAACTTAACATCATACCCCGTGTCGTTAACACCTACCGTTACGGTGCCATCAGCTTGAATAGCGGCGTTAATGTCCAAAGTGGTTGCAGCAAGTTGGATCTCAGTGTCTGCAACAATGTCTAACTGACCATCAGCACTTGAGTTAATAAAAATCCCTGAGTCTCGGAATTGTATTTTTTGATTGGTCGTAGTGGTGTTGCCGTTATTCAATACTTCAGCTAGATTGCCGCCCGTATTTGCGTCAACATAGGCTTTAATAGATTGTTGCGTGGCTAATGCAGTGGCACTATTGCCCGACATATTATCTTGATCAAGAATGTCTGTTATTGCTACGGACCCAGTGCCCGATAAAGAGTTAAACTCAACTAAGCCCGCGACATTAATTCCGTCAACAGCCAGATTTGAGTAAACGTTAACGGCCTTCGCACCTGAACCGCCGCCATCAAACTTAACGAGCACATCGGTACCCGCGGCAATTTCAAGATCATTGCTTGTGTTGTATGTGCCTTGAAAAATAAATATGGATCGACTACCCGTTAAGCTGTTGCGTATAAAGCATAGTTTTTCAGCGTCATTAGGGGTAAGTGTTACATAAACAGACGCGCCTAAATCTCCACCGTCTGCAAATTCAATGTATTTGTTACGTCCAGTAGAAGAAGCGCCGTTGGTAATAGCTATTGTATTAGGTGAGCCTGACGAGCCCGCAGAAGATAAAGTTATTACGACTGCACCGTTAATAGCCTCGTCTAAAATATTAGAGTTGTCATTAACCGTTTCGCCCCACGTTCCAGATTGTTCACCAGTAGCTGGTTTCTCAATACCGAGGTTGACTGTATATGTACTAGGCATTTTTAATTCCTCACGGTACTATGTTTGTCCAGCTTGGGTTTTGAATAGGCACAATACTCATCCAGATTTGTCCCACGCTTGCTGTGGCGGATACTCCCGTTACTGCAACGTTCATTATGCAATCCTAATAATAGCAGTGGCGGCATCAGCCGTTGGGAACACTACGGTGAAATTCCCAGAGTTTACAACCTTGTCAGACCCGAAATCTAAAACCAATATGGCGGGTTTGGTTAGAGATATTGAAGTAGTGTTGGGCGTGTTGTTATAAATTAACGCGCCTCTAGCCGTAATCGTAGAGTTTGCCCACGTTTCGTCTATAAAATCAGTCAAAGCCGTAGTTGCAGAAGACGTAGGATCTACCGCAGTTAAATTTTCGCCTCCTGCAGTATACCCTGTGCCACTTACTTCATTAGTGGTTGCATACGCAGTGGTGTCTGCATTCATCGTAGCAGAGCTTGTATAAAGTGCTATCTTAAACACATCACCGCTTGAAGCGTCAAAGTCATGAGCACCGTACATTAATTCTTTCTTAAAACTGGTGCACATGTAGTTTCCTGTAAAAGCCATGTCACAGTCTCCTTATATAGTTAGCAAGCTCTAATTGTCCTGCTTCGGTTAACGCGTTATGCATCGTAGTTCTATCTGATTTGATAGCTTCGTGCATGTAAAATTCTAATGTTTTAAGCAGTTGCCCACGAAAGGCATGAGCTTGGGCCCTAATAGCAGGGTTTGCGTCATCTGAAATGGCGATAATCTTATTCGCACACCGCTCCGCAATTTCCTCTGGAGTAAAACCTCTTCCACTGGTGGTGTGTACTTCCACCGAGTTTGTGTCCATCTGTAGGGCTGCATTACTCATTGTTTAGGCCTTATAAGTTGTCCAGTGCGGTATTCATCGGTCACTTCTTTGGCTTCGCCTAGTAATTTCAAACCGCCAATGGCTTCGGTAAACCGTTTGTCGTACATGGCCATCATGTCGGGTTCACCCTTCATATAAATGTATGCTTCTATCAAGCACCCATAAAGTAAAGCGATTTCAGCGTTTGTACTAAGCCATGTTACGCCACTATCGGCGCCCGCGGTCAAACTTGCAGGACGATAAAAATAATGTAGCTCTACGCTGTACGCACTATTCGGGGTTGGACCCAAGATAAAGTTATTAATATCAAAAGTAGCGTAAAATCGCGGGTCTCCAGCCGTAGCCGAAATAGGATTAAAGGTCTGAACAAAATCAGGCTCTTTAAAGTCTAAGAAAACGTGATTGTTTGTGCTGTCTACATAAGATAAAGAAAAAGGAGCTAAGAAATCACTAGGTGCCGCTAAAAACTTGTCATTCAGAGTCATGGCACCGCTTACATTCTTTCTAAACAGGCTTAACTGAACACTTTTAAGGATTCTTTCCTCTGCTTGACGAATAAATAACGGCAAATTGCTTACAAAAGACGTTTCATCGTTCTCTGTATAGTCTCTAATAGCTTGTTTTAGCTGATCCAATGTAAAACTCATGTAGTCACCGTCACTGTTCCAACCGAACCTGTTGATATAAGGCGGTTAGGGGGGCTGTAATCGTTATCTGCCCACCCACCTACTGGATCAAAACTCCATTGAATATTGCGTTGTACGGCAAGATTCGTTTCAGGACGGGCATTCTGCAAAGCTTGTGGATCAGAAACCTTACGAAAAGGCCCTAATTGAGGCTGCTTAGGATCAAATTCGTCAGGACCCACCAATAACCCGTTCCATTCTTTCCTCATTACCCTGTAAGGATAACGAAAGCCCGAACGGTCCGAGATGGCGTATGCTTTTTTTCCAGACGCAAACTTACCCATTGTCAAACTCTCCTGTATACAGGGGTCACGTTAAAGGACGAACGGTCCCTATCTTCTACAGCAGCCCTTTCAAACTCTTCTTCGTATAGGGCTTTAAGCATTTCAACACGGTTTGGAGCACGTTTTAAAGCAAGGTAATAAGCTAAACCTGCCGCTAAACAAGGGTAAAACCTAAAAGGTAAGTCCATCGTGTTAGTGTATATGTCCGCATCATCCATTCGGGTTAAAGCGTCATAGTACACAACATCAGTGCTGTTATCAGGCACAGGCCAAAGCTTTAAGTTAGGCGTAACTTGCCTATCCAAGAAGAATTGATTAACTCTACCTTTCGTTGCCTTGTTGGGTATACTTAAATAACCATCTCGGCTTAAACGAATCAACGAGTAATCAGTTCCAGATCGTTGCACAACGACAGATAAAATATCAATTACATCCGCGGTTAAAGGGTAGTTACCTGTACCGTCAACCATTGCAACAGTACGCTGCTTAATGGTCCACTGGTTAAGGCCACGGTTAGCCCAGTCTGCAAGCAAAAGGTTTAAAGACCTCTTGGCAGATTTTAAGTCATAACCTGTTCGGACCTCTAGCCCACATCGCTCAAATGCCTCTTCGACATATTCTGCAACGTCTAACTCAAAGTCTTTACTTTCAGATGTAGCCATAGCTTTTACCTACGCAGTGCGTGTCTTTCTCTTAACGGGTTTAGCCGTTTTAGCTGATGCTACAAACGCTTTTTTAGTTGGGGCACCGGGTGACCCAACCTTGCGCATTGTCTCCTTCGACCCTGCTGCAATTCGCTTTTTCTTAGCGTGGATGTTGGCATAAAGCCCTTTACTTGGCATTACAAGGCCCTACTTTTTCTTTTTAGCAGGCTTAACCATGCCGCCGCTACGCATACGCTTAACAGGTTCTTTCATAGCAACCATACCGCCGCCACGCATACGCTTAACAGGTTTCTTTGCTGAAGAACTAACTTTCTTTGGTTTCATAGCCATTTTGGAGCTTCCTATATAAAGTTTCTCTTACTTGGTAAATTTGACGTGCATTATGTTCTGCATCGTATGTATCATAATAGCCTTTTTTATTCAACTTGTCAGCCGCTTGTTGTAACTTAGATAATCGCTGAATAAATATTATAGAGTAGGGGTTTTCTACCGATGGATCAAAATCTAACTCGCCCACAAAATCACTGGCTTCATCTTCATGGTGAAAGCCCATCAACCACATGTCTTTGTCGATAAACATGCCTTGAGACACCACTTTATTTAAGTCGTCTAGATAGTCGTGAAATTCTTCAGGAGTTTTGGAGTTGCTCATGTCAATGATAAGGGCAACGTCATACACGTCGTCGAACTGTGAGATGCACGAGTACACACTTTGATAACCTTCTTCATACTTAAATATAATAGCCACCTTATCGCCTAACCACGCCCCTCGGGCATAGGGGCAAGCAGGTAAATTATTAAAGTAGGAGTTTGGTTTTTCTAAAACGTCTGAGGACCAGAGTTTTATTTCTTTTACAATCTTCGCCTCAACGGGGTCACTGAAGAAAGCGTCATACATGACTAGGCCAATAGCTTATGCACTAGGGGTGCGATTATTATCAATACAGCAAGCCCCCAAATTTTAATATCTAAACCTTTTAGCGTTTGCTTTTGATCAGCCAGCTTTTCTTCAATCATTTGATATCTTAGGTTACACTCAGCTTCATGCTTATCTAGCTTGGAAAGAACTTCTGCTATTTTCATAATGTCCCTATCATGACTTGCTGATTTTTTATTACTTTTAACGGGTTTTATTTTTTTAAGAGTAGCTACTTTCGTTTCCATAACTACCTCAATTGTAAAATACCGTTATGTTGGTGACGTTAGTCAGTACGGCAAAACACCCGTCACTAAATAACATCCCTTCGTCAGGTAAATAAACGTTGTCATCAGTATTGCTGGCAAACCCCAGTTTAAGCTTAACGGCACCGTTGGTGTCTCCGTCTTTTAACTCAATAACTGGATTGGTGCCACATTTGTAGTGAATAGCTTTTACGCGAGTTCGTCCCGCAAAGACAACACCGTTAGCCTCCAAATACGTAGCTTTTATGTCTGATGCCATGAGTTACCTCTCTAACTATGAAATATTGTTATGGACGTACACGCTGTAAAGACCGACACAAAAATATCACTCACTCTTATTCCGTCAGACGGAATATTTACAGAGTGAGTTTTTGAAGCATCTAGGTCCATGTCCAGAACTACCGCCCCGCCATTACCATCAGTGAAAGTAAGTCGAGGAGTACCAGTAGTTGTTTTAACTTGAACTTGGCGAATACGCGCAGGGCCCACACCAGCAGAGCCAGTAGAGGTTAAACGTTTTGATTTTACATCTGAACTCATTTTAACCTCCTATAAGTTATTAGACAGCGGTTGCGTCTTGCAAATTATTGTCCTGCACATAAGTTAAAGTCACAGTAATTTGACCCGCAGTAGCAGTCGCTCCCGCAGAGATAAGTGTTGCTGTGATCTGGCTGTCACCACTAAAACGATCTGCTGTATCCAAACCCCCAGCGGCCAAAGTTTTAGTTTCCGCAACTGCTTTAACATTGGTATTTGCAATAAAAAATTGAGTCGTCTTGCTAACCATGCCCACTGAAAGAGTCGCTGTGCCACCGGCATTACTAGCTATAGCCACTCTTAGTGTGACACCAAGTAACTGTGAATTATTTGGAATGACGCCGACATTGTAGGTAGTTGTGCCAGCGGCGACTGCTGCGTCAATCATAATAGATTGAGACATTACAACTTGGCCGGTGTTCTTTACGTTAGTACCGAGAGCGGTACCTGTAGTATCTTTGATTGTTCCTGCTAAAATTGGTCCTGAAAAAGTAGTCTGGCCCATAATAAATTCCTCACATGCGAGTTAAGGTGGATCTGTCTGCATATCGTCAGTCGGGGACTGTCAGATTCACCGATATTTTCCCGATAATTGTAAGTATAACATACCACTGTCTTTCGTGAACTGTCAATGTTACGCACAAAAAAGGGAAGCCGAAGCCTCCCTTTTCTAAACTACACGTTACCGTGTGGTTATGCTGCGCCGGGCGTACCGTAAACACAACGCCAATCGGATACACCGAATGAGTAACGTTCACGAGCTTTAAAGCGCATGTTGCCCGTATCGAAGTCACCTTCCATCGCAGTCTTAATAGACGAACGGTTGAAGTGCTTGAAGCCGTTAGGAGCATCAGTCTTGATGAAGAAAGCATCAGTGTCGGTAAGGAAGTGGTTAACCACTGCACCGTCTGGAAGCATTCCCATAGACTTCATTGCGTTTGTGTCGTTATCCGCAGTGCCAGAGCGCAAGTTCGAGTTAATTACTCGTTCTGCGATGAACTGAAGCTCTTTAGGAATAATAAGCTTCATGCCACGAACTGCAATCTTCAAACCACGCTCATCCGTCAAACTAGCAACGTCAATCAACATCTGCTCCAACGAAGTTTCGTTGAGGTCGGCAGCAACTGCCAAGACATTGGTTTGGTTACCCGAAAGAGAGGGGTGGGCTGCGGAACAAAGTGCTGCACCATCGCCAATCGCATTAACGCCAGCAGAGAACGCATTGTTCAATACAGCCGCGGCTTTGATTTGCTTAGTCTGGGCCATAGAGCGGGCCAGAGCTTTGGTGTAACGCGATGCAAGACGATCATAAAGATTGTCTTCCACTGCTTCCTCAGTAATTGAGAACGCAAGCGCAATAGTTTCGTGAGCGTAACGAGCGGTATAAGTCTCTTGAGCGTCGTCAAAACTGATGGCAGAGCCTTCATTCTTAACAGGTGCAGTAGAGAAACCACCAAGCATTACTTCTTCTTCAAAGGCGCGGTCCGAAGACTCTTCTTCAAAGATTTCAGAATGCTCATTTTCGTAACGATTAAATTCGAGACCGAACAAGGCGTTTAGGCCGGGTTCAAGCTCTTTCGCTAGTTGTGCGCGAGAAATAGCCATGATCTAACCCTCCTATAGGCCTGTTGACGTAGCAGTAGTCTGCGAGTCAAAGCGGCTTGTGTTAGCGTTGTAATGAGCGTTGATACGAACGATCAAAGGAATACCTGCAGATGCAAAGTCGGTATTACCAGCGTCGTCCATGATGCCAACAATACGCAACGGCAAAGTGGCCGTAGCTGCAATTGTAGACACGCCCAAGGCGGAATTTGAGTTACCTATTGACGTACCAGTACGTGCAGAAGTTCCCAAAGATGCGTTTGCGAACACGGCGGCCTGTGCAGTAGCACGGTTAGTTAGTGTTGCGTCAGATGCTACTTTAAATAACTGGTTGGGGTTGTCAGCAACGAAAGCTTTAACAGGATGATTAGTATCCACGCTTACGGAACCAGAACCGGGCCAGTAACTTAAAAATGTTGGCTTCTTAGTTACAGAGTCAACGTATTCAACGCCCATCAGGACACCAAGCGCAGGGGTAGTTCCCCCACTAGTAGCTCCAGCAAAAGTAATAACGCCCGCTGCTAGCGGAACGCATAAACCAAACTGGAAAATAGCATTGGTGTTGTTGGAAGCGATCTCATACTGGGTTACACCAGTAGAATTGACACCGCTACCAACTAGCCCGATAGGACGGAGACCATAGGCAGTATTTGCATTAGCCATTATAATTCTCTCCTAAAGGGGTAGTCCATATCATTTTTGTGGACCACCGAAAGTTACACGAGATTGACGGTCAGGTTTACTAATCGTCATCGATGAATGTGCATTCTCTCTCATCATATCATGGTCAACTGCATCCATTTGGTCCTTACTACGTCCTTTGAAGTAGTTAGTCCTTTCGGCCACAGTTTCGTCTGGTATACGAGCGAGAAGCAGTCCGCCAACTCCAAAGACACCTTGGTATTTACCTGATTCTACAGTAGGGGATTCAAAGTCTGGGTACTCGTCCCTTCGGACAAGTTCATAACCTTCCCTTAATTTAGCACTGACGTTCTTCGTATCATCAAAACCACGCGTTTCGGCGCGAATCCAACGATGTTTAAAGCCGTCAGGGGCAGGTGGTGCATCTAGCATAGACGGAGGAGCCCAAGGCTTACGGATCGCCTGTTTCTCCCGAGTTTTGTTAGCGCGAGAAGTACGGTTCACGGCGGAACTACCTGTATTTTGTTGTTCAGTCATTCTCTGTTACTCCTTCACGTATTTCGCATATTCTTCAAGCGGCACACCCAATTTCTTCGCTATCGCGACTTGGCTCGGAGTGAGTCGAACCTTTCTATTACTGCGCCCAGATGGTGTTCTTGAAGCTCCAATTACTGTCTGAGCGGGGCGTTTATTGGGGCTGCTTGATCCGTTACCAAACTTATCAAGAACACGGTTATCTAGCTCAGTATAGTAGTCTTCGCTCTGCGGGTCAAACCCTTCTTCTTCAACAAGTTTTTTGTGTATGCCAAAAGCAGCATACGTCATTGCCTCGTCTTGGCCAAACCAACTGTTACGCAAGGCCCATGATTCGGCTTTAGCGTCAGGACGTTTAGGCTGTTGAGCAGGCATAGGCTGTTGAGCTTGGTGCTGTTGAGCCGCCGCCGCTTGTTGTTGCTGCCTTTCCGACTGCATCTTAGCTTGGGCCGCTCGATCCTGCTGAATGGCTAAACTAGTAAGGTCTCGTTGAGCTTCTACGGTTGCGGCACCATCCCCTCTTTCAATAGCACGAGTCAACACTGCTTCGGCTTGAGCAATCTGGGTATTAACACGAGTGGTATACTCAGCAACGTAGTTGGTGTCTAAGTTAGACATCCGACTTTTTAATTCTTGTGACTCACCTTGAACAGCTTGGGCATACTTAACCGCTTCTTGCTCACGGCGTTCTGCTTCACGCATTTTCTTAGTAAGACGACTAATTCGTTTTTGAGTAGAGGTCTCCGCTTTATCAAACTGATCATCCGAATCGTTTTCGGACTCAACAGCACCCGCGCTTACTTCTACTTCTACTTCTTCCGAATCGCCTACATCTAACTCGACGGTGTTTGTATCCGACATGGTGCTCTCCTTAGTTTAAATTATGGATGTCTTCAGGGTCCAAAATGGTCGACAGTATCTCGTCGTCATTAAGTATTCTGACTTCTCCCCCATCTATCTGGAAGCGCGATCCAGCATAACGGGCGAACATAACCCACTGCTTTTCTTTGCACCATGCTCCATCTGGAAATTTATCGGCATCTCCATAGGCTAGGGGTCCTAGCTTGAGTACATAACCGACTTGGGTAGAGATTTGGCTTTTCTCCTGCGTTTCAGAAGGGAGAAAAATACCGCCTGCGGATTTACCTTTGCCTTGATAGGGTAGAATTAATATCCGCCAGCCCGTAGGGTTGGGCATCCTGTCTAAGAGAGTTTTCCCGATAGCGTCAGGGTTAAGGCGTGGTTTTTCCACGTAGGCGTCTGCAAGTTTAGTTGCTTCATCCGCAACTTCGTTTGCTTTAGCTTTTGCTTTAGCCTCACTGGCTAATTGTTTAGCAGTCTTTTCATAGACTACGGGTTCTACTTTTTTTTCTACTGCGCTCATATTGAGTGCTCCTGTTTATCTAGCAGGCTCTTGAGTTCCTGTTCCACATGATTGAGGCATTCTAAATTGCCCATAAGCTCACGATATTGTTCCATCGACTTAACGTTACCGTAAATCATCAAGTCCGTTACACCTTGCCGTCTATCCCGTAGGACCCTAAAAACAGCTTCCGCAACTTGTATTTCGTCCATCCACACCTCGCATATAATCAAACAATGTTGGATATGATCCTATCATAACTTATATGCAGGGGATAGAGTAAAAAGGAAAGGTTACTTAAGTTTTACAGCACTTAACTTGCCTGATATTAGTTTAGTCAACAACCCACGCATACCAAACTTAACCACATACACACCAATAACTAGGTACTGATACCAGTCTGGCATGGAAGAAAACGATTCAAACGCTGCGGTAACTTCGACTTGATAGCCTAAAAAAGACGCCGCAATAGGTACTAGAAGTAGTGCAATCATAATCTCGTCGAGAAATGACTTATCCATTTGCTGCATGGCAACAAGGTCCAAATTGAAGTCTTGTGTCTGGCCATCGTCCGCTAATTTATGAGCGGCTTTAGCACCCGCCACTTTAACGTCCGCCTCGGCACCCAAAGTAAGTATAGCCGCTGCCGACTTGGCTTTAGCAATTTCGTTCTTACCTTCAAGATATGTTTTACCTAGACTTGCAATAGGGCTCAAAAAGCTTAGAAAACTCATGGTTAATCCCTAATTTCAAAATGAGGGTAATCCTGCCACGATTTCCACAGGCCTCCCCATTTTAGTTCATACCCTAACTGAGACGAGGCTTGTAACATAGAAGCAGCTATAAGAGAAAGGTGGAGCTTATCCCACGAGGCTTTTCCGTCGACGTAAGCATACACATCGAGCGCCTTTCCGCTTTGGTGATAGGACTTGTTGTTGACTCCATCCGCTTTTGATACACCATCTCCAAACAACTTTGCTTGTACTTCTTCGGTGCGCAACCCACCAGTAGAAGGAATACCAAAATCAATGTTAGATAGCTTAATAGCAACTTCTGCGATATCAATAAGCCTTTCATCCACACCTACCAAATTGTTTAGACTGTTCTTTCCTAACTTAAACATTAGAATACTCCATCAAAAGGTTTAGTAGCCCATGTGGCTTGTTCCCTTGATCGCGGCACCCGTGCCACGAGTCTTCATCTTACGAGGGGTGTTAGCAAAGTCAGTCAATCCACCCGCTACAGGAGCAGGCGCAGTCTTGCCGTAAGGAATACGACCTTGACCTTTAATGTCAGCATAAGTAACCGCCTTGGGTGTGTTGCTCGGTGCTGCTCCGTTTACTCTTACAGTTCGATTTTTCATAATCTACTTACCTTTTCCTTTACCCTTAGATACTTTTTGTGTGGCGTTTTTACCTGTGGATCTAGTGTTTTTCTGCAAGCTAAAACCTTTTCCTCGCTCCGCAAGAAGGTCTGCGTAATACATTTCAGAACTGTAGCCACCTATTCCGTCTTTTTTGCTCATTTTAATCTCCGCGTTGCTTTAATAATTCACGATCCATAGCCGACTGGATACGTGCTGATGTTTGTCGTTCTTGTGCTGCAATCCGCTCATCAAACTGCTCCGAGCGCATCTGTTGGTTCTGTTGATCCAACTGCAACTTGGCTTGATCAATCTGATTGTCAGCTTCGTTATCGGCTACTTTAGCCTGAATCTCTTGTTCCTTCAACTGAATCAAAGGATCAGGGGCACCCGCACCAGATATCTGGGCTGACGCATCTTTAACTTGCTGCATACCTTCCGCAATAAACTGAGCGGTCAATGCTTCTATTGCAAGCATCTGCTGATCTTCAGGAATGTTAGCACCCGCCTGTTGGGCTTGCTGTTGATAAGCGGCCATGGCCTGCTCTTTCGCTGCAATCTGAACGTGTTCCATTATATGCTTTTGAAGCGCCATAGCTACTTGAGGCATACCGCTAACCGTGGGACTTGCGCCAAAGATCAAGTGCGCTTGGATGTGCGCTTGATGATTTTGTCCTTCAAAGGCTTTTAGTGGCAACATGTCTAAAGCATTGATGTTCTCTTGTGCGGGATCAATAGGGCCGGGCTCTTCCGCTGGAATGGCCTTCATAATACGATCTACATCCGTCACACCTAACGCCTCATACATGTCACGATACACTTCGTGGATGTTATGAATCTCTGGTGCTTGGGCCGCGAGTTGCATTTTAGTCTGGGCAAGCACAATCCGCTGCGCCTGACTAAATACATTTGGATTGCTGACAGGGATGATATCAACGCGATCATCAAAGTCTTCGCGCATGATGGTTGCATCTCCGCCGGGAACTGAGAACGGATACTCCTGTGGCAAACTCTCCGACATTACCCGTGCAAGAATCTTAAACTCTTGACGCATCGCATAATGCAAACGCTTATGGACCGCACTCATTACTCGAGCGCCTTGCTCCATCATCGCCATAGTAGTGCCTACTGCAGCACCCTCATTACCCGCACCTACTTTAAGGTCCGTGATAGTTGCGAAACGTTGCGCGGCATCGACTACAAAACCAAGTAACTGAAACAGGGTTTGGTCGGGGCCTTTAAAAGGTAGCGGCATTAGGCTGTCGCGTATGGCACCGCCGGGCGCGTCTACATCTCTAAACTCGCCGGGCTGTAGTGGTTCATCGTCATCTCTGATCCGTAGTCCGCGGGCCTTGAAACCAGCAGGCAGGTTAGATAACGTACCCGCATCGATCAACTGTCGAAGGGCCGAAGTCGCAGTGCGAGACAGACCACCAATGGTATGAATCAAGCCTAAGCCGTAGAAACCGAATCCGGGTAAAAACTTATAGTGTGTAAAGTAGCTGATCTTCTTACGCAAAGAATCGTCTTCGCGATAGTTGCGACGGATCGACAGCACCTTGCCGTTGTCTTCAGAGATAGTCACAATGTACGGAATCTTAATTCCTGTGAACTCGCCGTCCTCGTCCTCGTCTTCGTAACCTTCTAAGTCTAGGTCAACGTGGCACTCAAGGATCGTGCAGTCATAATCAATCTGGTTAGCGTCTTGGCCTTCTAGCCTGTCCATCTCACCACTTAGTGACGTTAGTTCTTTCTGAGAAGGGATTACCTCCACATCTAGATAAGCACCCGCCACTTGGCGTTTGCGTAAATCGTTTAACGCCATGCGCACTACTTGCGTAATGTTGGGGCACGACTGAAGATCCGCAGTCTCATAAGGAACAATCAAGTTCTCTGCAGGAACAAACTTAGACACCGCTCGTTCAATGGTCGCGTCGTAATAGGTTTTCTTAAACGTAGAACCCGCCAACGGCAAGAAGAATAACATCTGATCCATGTCAGGTGTGTACTCGTCCATCTCGTTAGTGATGTAGTAATTCATAAACTGCTTTACGCGCTGCGCTTGCTGCTCTTTAGCAGACGTACTCTTGCCCATCACTACCGTGCGGACTGGACCCGAAGGCGGCAGTAATTCATTAAAAGCTTGCGCTTGAAATTGTGTTGCCGCTTCCGCCAGCAAAGGATGAGTTACACCCGAGGCTCCACGAAAAGGCTGTGTACGTTCTTCGTAGTTAAAGCCCAATAGCTCTAACCCACTTGAATAAGCTTCTTCCCAATCTTGGCGACTGGCTTTGTTGGCATCAAACTCACCTAACAACTCTGACGAAATACGTTGAAGCTCGCGCTCTGGCATTTCTTCCGCGAGGTTAGCATCAAACTCTTGGGCCTCGCCTCGCTGATCCATGGGATCAAAGTCGATCAATACCCCACCGTCATCTTCTGAGGTGATCTCAATTTCTCCGACATTTTCGGCATTAATCATGGCCATCACATCATTTCCTGAATCAGGAAGCGACAACTCTAATTCAGCCTCCAGATCGGCCATATCCATTTGAGATGGGACATTTCTATCCATCAAGCCCGCATTTGTTGTACCGTTTGCCATAACCACCCCTAATTCAATAATACACCCGCACTTTAGCAGAGTTTGCCTCTTCTTCCCAGTCATCCGATGGTAACTGCACAAAATTGCCCTGACGATAGCGCATCAACGCCTGAGTCATGCTGTCCACCAAGTCATCAAACTCCCCGTTAGGAAACGCTGCCACCTCCTCAACTAACTCGTCCGCCCACGTCTCGTCAGGAACCCACACCATCCCCGCCTCAAACAAAGGTGACACACTGTGCACCCTCGTTATTTTGTCATTGCCACGACTCGGCGTAAAGTTAACCACGGGAATGCCCTGCGCACGAAGCTCCTGAGTCAACGGCGTACCACTAGCTTTGGCCTCGATAATCACCGTGTCAGGCTCCCAAAATTTATACAAATCTAAGGCCACCTGCTTCAACTCAGGAAAATCCCAACGCCCCTTCTTGCTATCTAACAAAATTAAATTGGGACCACTACCACCCTCATTCGGATAAAACACCCCCCACGTCGTAATGGCCGAATAGTCCGCCGTCTGCTTCTTAGAAAACGCCGTATCGTAACTTTGGATCACATACTCCAACTGAGGCACCGCTGGCTTTTCCCACAACTTCCACCACTCGCGCTTAATAATCGCGTTCTCTTCGCCCGTGGGATTCTGCTGATACTGCGCATTCCACTTGCTCGGAGGAATTGATGCGCGGACCGCGGTCAAATCTTTAAGACTCCAGTACTCAGGCCAACACGGCGTACCATCCTCAAAGATGGCAGGAAGCTCCACCACCTCCCATTGATCAGCCAAAGGGTCCTTGGCCATAGCCCTCATAAGCTGCCCTGTCATGTCTTTCTCGGACCAGCGGGTTTGTACTATGACTATTGATCCGCCCGGCTGCAGACGCTGTCTAGGGCCGCCTGTGTACCAATCCCATGCATCATCAAAGCCTGCCGCCGACATCGCCGTCTGCTCCGAGTGAGGATCGTCAATAATAATTAAATCACCACCACGTCCCGCCAAGTTCGAGCCCACACCCACGGCATAATACATACCGCCCGCGCTCGTATCCCAACGGCCCGAGGCCTTACTGTCCGACGCCAACTTAACCGTATCAAACACCTCTTGATACGCATCCGTCTCCAAAAGGTTCTTCGTCTTACGCCCAAAGTTTACCGCCAACTCCGTCGTGTGCGTCGCCTGTATAATCTTCATCTTCGGATTCTTGCCCATCATCCACGCAGGAAACAAGAAGGACGCAAACTCACTCTTCGTGTGCCGCGGTGCCATGTTAATGATCAATCTTTTTAGCTCGCCGCTCGCGACTCTTTCTAACTTGTCCGCGATAATCTTGTGATGTCTACCCGTAATGAACTCAGGCCACATAGCTTTTACAAAAGTTAAAAAATTATCTTGGCAAGCTTCATTCTTCTCAAGCTGCGCGAGCCGCAGTTCAAGCTTCAAAGTCTTTTCCTCTACCGCAGGATTACTGGCTTTATTCATAAGGGACCCATAGGTTTTGAAAAATAAAAATTTATGTTTCACGTGGAACGCGATTAACTATTATATGCGATATTACACGCATTTATAAGACAGTTAAAGCTCGTTCAAAATATCACGTAAATATTTGAGAGAAACATGGTCTATAGCCCCCGACAGGCGACGCGGGGCCCGAGCGAGCGAGGCGCGATAAGTCGTTGATTTGCTTAGATTTATGACCCGATATCAGGGGGACCCTAGGGAATATATACGACCCAATGACCCGAGGTCCGCGACCCAATGACCCGCGACCCGTGGCCAGTTGGGCCCGAGGTCCTGCAGCAAAACCCGCGAACCGCGAACCAATGACCGCGCGAATTGTGCCAGTGCTCGAGCTCG